GTAGAATCTAGTTCAGTAGTTCTAAATTCTACCAATGGCATTGAAATGCCCATGGAACTTATCAGTGTAAAAGAAAGTAAAGCAGGTTCATTCGTTCAGGTAGTTCCAGAATATAGAAGATTAAAGTCACGTTATCAGCTGATGTGGGAGCAGACAGACTGTGTAGGCTATCTAAAAACAGCCGCGGTATTGGCCGCTTATATTGACCAGAGCCTAAGCACCAATACCTTTTATAATCCTGCTTACTACCCTGATAATAAAGTACCAGGCACGGTCATAGCCGGCAATCTTATGCGAGCACACCGGTGGGGTCTCAAAACCGTATACTATAGCCTAATTTCTAAATTAGGAGTAAAATCAATGTTAGCAAACACACCCGCACAGATATCTACAGTTTCAAGCCAAGAGGTGTACGAAGATCAAGAAAATTGTGAGTCTTGTATTTTGTAAAGTAAAGAGTAGTAATATTATTGTTTATTATATAAATAATAATATGGACTACAAAAAACACTACAATAAACTTATGGAAAGAAGTAAAGACAGACACTTAGAAGGTTATGTTGAAAGACATCACATTATACCTCGGTGTCTCGGGGGCACCGATGCTGCTGATAATATAGCAGTATTGACACCAGAAGAGCATTTCGTAGCTCACCAACTCTTGATAAAAATTTATCCTAACTGTCCACCTTTAATAAATGCTGCCATTATAATGACTATACATCATACTGATGTGCGTGCAAATAATAAACTGTTTGGATGGTTAAGAAGGCAGGCGTCGAAGGCAAGAAAAGAATGGATCATTGAAAATGGGCACCCAAAAGGTTTCCTAGGAAAAAAACATAAAATCGATGATATAGAAAAAATAACCGCAGGAATAAAAAAATCTTCTGCAGAAAAAAGAATTGTAATTCATGCGTATAATCTTGACGGCTCGTTTTACATGACATATAATTCGATAATAGAATGTGCAAAAGCATTAAAAACAAACCCATCAAATGTCAAATATACAGCGGATGGAAAATTTGGTCATTGTAAAAATAAGCAACTTAGATATAATTTTTCTGAAAGTATTGCTCCTTATGTTAAATCTTCTCCTTTAAAAGGAAAAGAAAAAACACTAGAGCATAGGTTAAATCAAAGTAAAGCAATGAAAGGTAAAAAACGATCTGCTAAATGGTGCGAGGAGCATAGTAAAGCAATGAAAGAATATCACGCAAGGAAAAAAACAAATGAGTAAAGCACAGTATAACCTCGGCCAATCTACAGATTATCTACACAGGCAAATGTTTCTGGATCCAGCGGGTCCAGTCACAGTTCAGCGTTTCGAAGAAGTTCGTTACCCACGTGTTCAAAAATTTGAAGAGACTGCTCGAGGATTCTTTTGGGTACCAGAAGAAATTACACTGACCAAAGACAAGATTGATTTCAAAGAAGCATCGGAAGCAGTTCGACATATTTTCACTAGTAATCTACTTAGACAAACTGCCTTAGACAGTATTCAGGGTCGTGCCCCGTCCCAGATCTTTAGCCCGGTGATCAGTGTACCAGAACTTGAAGCATTAGTTAATAACTGGAGTTTCTTTGAGACTAATATCCATAGCAAGAGCTATAGCCATATTATTCGTAATGTATATGGTGTGCCCAAAGAGGTGTTTAACACCATACATAATACCAAAGAAATCGTTGACATGGCCGCCAGTGTTGGCCGATACTATGATCGACTACACGAAATTAATTGCCTTAAAGAATTAGGTAAGCCCGACGTCGGTGAGGAAATGCACATTCGAGCAATTTGGATGGCATTGAACGCTAGTTATGCCTTAGAAGCATTTCGCTTTATGGTAAGTTTTGCCACAAGTCTAGCCATGGTAGAAAATCGTATCTTTATTGGCAACGGTAATATCATCGGCCTTATCCTACAAGATGAACTGCTACATGCTGAGTGGACTGCGTATATTATCAATCAGGTAGTAAAAGATGATTCACGCTTTGCCGGAATCGCTCAAGAATGTCGAGACGAAGTCTATAATCTGTATATGGATGTCATACGAGAAGAAAAGGCCTGGGCCGATTACTTGTTTAAGAAAGGTGTGGTCATTGGTCTGAACAGTCAAATATTAAAAGACTTTGTCGACTACACAGCTTTTGTAAGACTCAAAGATATAGGCATTAAATACACAGAAGACCACCCCCGATCAAGTCCTATACCCTGGTTTAACAAACATGTGCAGATCAATAAAAAGCAGACTGCATTACAGGAAAGCGAAAGTACCAACTATGTGATCGGGGTCATGAGTGACAGTGTAATCAAAGAAGAACTGCCGGATATCTAGGAGTAACAATGGCAAAGATATATGAAGAGGTTGTGATAATAAAGTTAAGTAAATTGGTCAAGGATGGTGCCACCCCTGGATCGATAGTCGCCGCTGATCTGCTTGATGCATTGATCAGTGTGGCTGAAGAATTGGTCACACAGGGTGTGGTAGTAGAAGTGGAGCAGGCCTAATGTTAGTGATCTATACTCGTGCCGACTGCCCTTTTTGTGATCGTGCTAAAAATTTACTCGAGCTAAAAAATATTCCCTACCAACAAGTTCGCGTGGATCTGGTACCCGAAGCACGCCAATTTCTAGTAGAGCAGGGGCACCGCACAGTGCCACAGATCTACCACAATGGTCAGCTGTTTGTGGAAAACGGCTACAACGGACTCAGCCAGCTGAGCGAAGGCGTATTTAACCAATTAAAAAAGGAACTCAATGCTAGTTGAAAATTCAAAGTATCAACCCGGTGATATAATCAATCTCAAGTTGCTCAGCGGCGACGAAGTCTGCGGCCAAGTAGTTGTGGCCGACAGTGATCATGTAGAATTAAAAAAGCCCTGTATTGTGGTGACCAGTCCTGATGGCATTGGCCTGCTACAGGCCATGTTTGGTCTTGATCCTGATTCGGAGAATCTCAGTTATCGTGATCAACATATAATCACACGCTGTCGCACACACGAACGTATGCGCGAACACTACCTGTCTGTGACCACTGCTGAATAAATGCCGGGTGCCGTAAGAGCCAATCGTGATATATTTGGCCTTGGGGGCCGTGTGGTCGACGGAGCCTGCCAGGTCTTGATCAATGGCAGCCCAGCTGTACGCAAGGGTGACATTGTAATACCGCATCCGGGCAAAGGTAAACGACATAAGACTCCTAGTCCGGTAATCGAAGGCGAATGCCAGATCTTGGTTGATGGTCGGCCCATGGTAAGACAGGGCCACATGAGTGCCTGTTTGGATCCGGCTGTGACCGGATCCTGTGACGTGTTATTGGGCACTGGGACCAGTGCAGCAACCTCAGCAGTTGGTACCATCAACAGAGATGGTCGTACACTGTATCAAAACAACAGCACTGGCATCAATGCTCTGATTTTGGAACAAAATCGTATAGGACCGGGCCTCAGTGGTTATCATGAAGATACTCCTGCAGCAGGTGAGTCGCAGACTGCTCCAGCAGCCATAGTAGTGCCGCCTGAGGGTTGTAAAAAAAGTAAACACTTTAGATTAGCTGATAGTAAAATGCCCATACAGGCACAAAATGGCCTAACTCGTGCACAGATTGAGTGTAACTGGATAGCACTCTGTAGCAATATTTTGGATAGACTGGTTGATGAAGGTTTTAAATTTAGCATCAACAGCGGGTTTAGAACCACAGAGTATAATGCCAAAATTGGTGGTAGTAACAACAGTGATCATAGTATCGGTTGTGCAGTTGATATTAGCCTAGGTAGTCAAGATGCCAATCGTCGTGTTTTTCGTGTGTTGTTAAACCGTTATCCCTATAGCCAATTGATATTTGAAGGCAATTGGATACACATAGCCTATAATGGCCGTGGCCCCAAAGGTGAATCTAAGGTAATGTATACTCTTACCGGTCAGGAGCCGATAATTTCAGCCGGTGCATCGGGTCAGCTGTTACCGGCAGATCTCAAAGCATAAATATTTCTAATGTGTAAGCTATGTACTCCATTATTGGCTATGGCCGCAGCTGGAATATTGGCTGGACAAGGCATGGCTCTGCCCAGCGGATTCAGTGCCGCTGCGGCTAATTTTGCAGCTAATCCTTTGGCTGCAGGTGCACAGATTCTACTAGGTGGTGCGTCTGCTGCATTGGCACCTATCGCTTCAGCGGTATCATCCATTCCTGGTTTTATTACCGGGGCGGCCAACAGTCTGGTAACCGGGGTCGTTTCCGGAGGACCATTTTTATCACAGGTAGCCGGTGCTGCCAATCCATTGACTAATTTTGTCAGCACCCTGCAATCAGCTGGGCAGTCTTTTTTTACAGATGCCACTCGTGGAGTTGCCAGCATATTTAATGCCGCACAAGGCTACGCTCAGGGTGCTTTTGAAATGTTAGGTAGTCTTACTCAAGCCGGGCAATTGGCCAATGGTGAACTGGCGCAGGGATTCAGCTACTATGGTCCCGGTGATTATGCTACCGGCGGATATCTAAATGAACTATCAGAATGGACTTCGACTGGATTCGCAGCAGCTTCAACTAGCATGCAGTCTAACATGGGTTCGTATTTTAGTTCCGATAACCTACTTGAGACATTTACACCAGGTGGAGTAGTGAAAAGTCTAGTAGCACAGGGATTTGGTGATCAAGTCTTGAGTCAATTTAAACAAGCTGGTATCAGTTACGAAATGGTACAACAAGGTCTAGTAGATTCTGCTCGCATAACTCAAGTCATGGACACATTGCCTAACAAGGAGTTTGCCAAAATTCTCACAGCCACTGGGTTAACGGCTGTGGCTGGTGGTGTTATACAGAAATTTAGCGATACCTTAAATCCACAAAATATATTACCACCAGCTGCCAGGGCTGGAATATCTTCATTGGAAAATCTGGGCACAAGAATATTTAACGTGACCGGATTTAACGGCAATTTTTCCAGTATGGCTGATGTAGGAAAAATGCTAGGTGCAATTGAGGTGCCACCTGAGTTGAATAATCTCAAAAGATCATGGAATTCACGAGCTGAATGGGTAGCTCAATATCAAGACATTAATCGTTATGTGGGCAACGGCAATGGACCATATAAAAATCCTACCATGCAGGATTTAATGGGCGTGGCCACCGGGCAAGGATATACCGAAAATATATCATTAATAAATCGAAAGCATGCAGAAATTATCAACACCACACAGGGTCAGCAGTTACTAGCAGCATTTCAAGCCGCACAAGGTGTCGATGCTGGAGATTCCAGTGCAGTCACAGCAGCAGCCAGTCGGATTCAATTGGCTGCACAACCATTTATTAATCCTGCTAATGCCACACTAGCAGCCACAGTGGCTTCAGGTACCAGTGCAATGATCAGCATGGCCAGTCAGTTAAAAAACGAGGATAACAACTTGAGATTAGCTGAAATAGTGCCCGGTACCACCAGAGGTGATGTCAATAATGTAGTGGCCTTTGCCAGTGGACTACATGCAGTACACGACAATAGTCAATTTCTAGGACAACAAGAGCTGATTACCAATTTAGTAACCAACGACAAGTACGGTGAAGCCATATTAGCCAGCATAATAGAAGGAAAAAATCTAAAAGTTCTGCAGAGTTACGGAATAAACATAGATAACAGATTTGATCCAACTGCCTATGCTGCCTCGTTGGCTGATACCAGCGGTATTTGATCAAATTATTTGCACTAGCAGTAGTCAGACTGTATACTGTGTTTTTGATAGGATCAAAAGGATCAGCTAAGGTGATACCAGACGTTATCGAGAAACCCAAAAGCCAAAGTACTCTGCTGTCCTGGATCAGCCAGCTGGTAAGTCTTTTATTGATGTCCTTGGCTATCTATGCCTGCGCTGGTCTACTGACCTGGACAGTCAACAAAAAATCGGCAGCAATTCAACAGTCAGAACCCAGTGTAATCACTGCCAAAGTGCGTGATCGGCAACTACAATGTCTGGCTCGTAATATCTATCACGAAGCTGGCACAGAGCCATTTGAAGGCAAAGTGGCTGTGGCACAGGTTGCAATTAATCGCAGTCTAAGTGGTCGTTATCCTGAGGATATCTGTAGAGTTATCTATCAGAAAAATATCTTCTATGAGAAAACAGTCTGCCAATTCAGCTGGTATTGCGATCGATCGGCCATGAATCGGCCATTGAATCAGGCACAGTATAATGAAAGTATGGAAGTGGCCAAACGAGTGCTGTTGGAAGGGTTTAGACTGCCCGGCCTGACCACTGCCATGTACTATCATGCCGATTATGTAAACCCCGGCTGGAAGCTGCAACCTATTGCCAAAATTGGCCGCCATATTTTTTATCGAGACTAAATCATGAATCCAAGAAAATTTCTACCAGTGTCTGCTGCTCTGGCACTGCTGACCAATGTAGCTGGTGTCGTTGTGGATTTTGTACGTAATCATTTGACCAATATCAGTGCACATACACTGGGCTGGGTCACAGTTTTACTGCTGCATCTCAGTAGTGTACCAACTTTACTAGCGGTTTTGACCAATCAAAGTGATCGTATGCCTCCAGTGGATATAATGTTGTTTATCTGGGGCGGGTTAATCGCTATCTTTTTTAAAAGTCTGTTGGAAAAGAACTTTTTATATCTGGCAACTATTTGTCTGGGATTTGTGGGCCAGACCCTGCTGATGAGTCTGATTTTATTTAAATAACGGCTGTTTACTAAAATAAATCTGGTGGTTAAATACAGCTACAAATAGGAGCTACTATGTCGAAAAGAAATACAACCCCTGAATCAGACTGTGATTTTGCTCTAATGGAACTAGAAGAAACCGATGATCTTGATATAGAAGAAACAGATGTGGGATTTTTAATTGACAAGGACGGTAATCTTAAAACTGTATTTGGTCCGGCTGCAGGATTTGAAAATCCCAGCGAAACAGTGGCAGCAATACTTGAAATTTTTGGCATAGACGAGCTGACATCGCCAAATCGTACTCTGCACTAAGCGGCAGAAAAACAACACCCTTGTGGCGTAAAAACAACACTCGTTTGCCTGGAAAACAGGCATTTTAGTGTTGTTTTCTTGCCACAATTTGACAGTGGTAGCCCATTTTGCTATACTTAGCGTATGGAAAATGCCAAACGCAAAAGACGCCAAGACACCCGACACGCTGTATACATGCTGGTCAATACCGTAACTGACCAACACTATGTGGGCATTACAGTGTGTGGCGGCCAAGTTAATCGTGCTCTCAAAATACGCTGGCAAAAGCATGTTCGTCGTGCACTAACTGAGAACAAATCCTGGGCTCTGTGTGAGAGTATTCGCGCTCATGGTCCTGAGGTTTTTGCTATGCTATTGGTTGACGTAGTCAGAGGGCGAAAGCCTGCTCATGCTGCGGAGCGTGAGATTGTCAACAGTTGCAATCCAGAACTTAACAGTCATTAATAACCCAGCCCTTGACAGGGTCTTTGATATTTGCTATACTAACGGTACACTGACACAACGGAGATAGATATGGCTTACACGAAATTTGCTCCTCGGTTTGTTACACTAGATGCTGCTCAGCGGCCCCAAGTTGAGGCGCTAGAAGCAGCGATTGGTCAACTCAGTGTTCGCGATCGCGACTTTGCTGGTGACCTTATCACCAACTTTCGTAGATGGGGTCGGCTCAGCGAAAAACAGTTAGTTTGGGTTGGTACCCTTACTGCTCGTGCCGCAGCACCTGCTCCAGCCCCAGTGGCTGCTGTCAATGTTGCCAACATCCAGGCCATGTTTGATCGTGCTGGTCGTACGCTCAAGCGTATCAAAGTCAAGTTACAGACTGCAGAAGGTCAACCTGTTGCATTTGCTCGTGCAGGTGTTCACAGCAAGTACGCTGGACAGATCATGATCACAGATGGTGGCTCTTTTGGCGACAACAAGTATTTTGGTCGTATCGACCATGATGGCAACTACCATGCCACCAATCGTGCTGGTGCTGATGTACTAGCACTGGTTCAGGAGTTTGCTGATGAGCCTGAGACCACTGCTGGTCGGTATGGACGCTTGACTGGTAGTTGCTGCTTTTGCAATCATAGTCTGAAGGACAGCCGCAGTACCGAGCTCGGCTATGGTCCGGTATGTGCTCAGCGTTTTGGTCTTGTACATTAATATTAATATAAGGAGTTACAAATGGCAACTACCGCAAGCAAAGCCGTAAATATTAATTCCTATACCGGTGACGGATTTGTTAAAGTTTGCGACGTTTGTGCTGATTATTCTAATCGTTGGTTCTATGAAAACATCAATGAGTCTATGATGTTTTCAGACCATACAAGTTGGGTCTATATGATTGTAGTGGACGAGACTATCGTTAAAGTCGGAGAAACTGGCAAGCCATTGGGTGTTAGGACAAAAAATACCGGACAACCAAAATTTGGAACTGAAGGAAGATT